CCGTACTCTACTGGGTCTATATCGTTTTGACTCATATTGGTATCCTATATAAAGGAAAGGGGCAGTTGCCTACCCCTGTCCATATACACTAAAGTATTAAGGTGCTGCTGTTGCTGGAGTAGCGTCAGAAGCAAATGCAAGTTGAATTGCTGCACCGTCACGAAGTTCTGCAACCCCGTAGATTGTATCAGCAGTCATCAAGTCACCTAGATACTCTTGTTTGTATTGAGTCTGAACACGAACACCCATTTGCTCTGCAAGGATGAAAGCGTCTCTGTGACCCAAGATACCACCTACAATACGTCCGTTTGCATCATTTTCAGCAGCAGACTCAAGCTCAGGTAGGTTAGTAGATACATAGATTTTGATGCCGTAGATGTCACCAAGTAAACCGTTCTCTACTGGACGACCATTAACGAAGTCAGATGAGTTGAAACGGTCAATACCTAAGATGTCCTTCTTAACTGAAGGAGGGACAACCATGAAACGATTGTCCATAGGTACGTCAGCATCATCAAGCTCTTGAATAGCTTGACGGAAGCCTAAGTCAGTGAACACATCAGCAGCAACAACTGTGTCAGCAGCATAAGCTGTTAAGTTAGTTGAGCTATCCATGTAGTAACGACCTGATAGTGAGCTACCTAAAACACCTAAGTCAGAGTCAATTTGACGAGCTAGAGCATAACCAGCATCTTCTGTGTAGAAAGAACGAAGTGAAGGTAATGCTTGAACGTCAGTGATGTCCTCAATTAAACGAGAATACTCGTAGTGCTTGTCGATAGAGACAGTGAAGTCTGTATCAGCACCAACGATTAGGTTTACTTGAGTGTGCTCTGCCTTAGCAGTAGCTGAACCACGAACAGGCTTAGGGATATGAATAGTATCACCCTTCTTGCCTACATGATTCATTTTCTTTACTAGGTTAGCAATTACAAGGTTAGACTTGTAAGCTGCCGCAATTTCGTCAGACCAAATCTCAGGGACGAAAGCATCCGCATTAGTTGGTGTAACGTGGTTTGAATTTCCTAAACCAGCCATTTTAAATATCTCCTATAGATAAAAGTAAAAGTTATTTAACCCTTCCCTCTCTATAGGCTCTATCGAACTCCTCGACATTAGCCTTATAGCGTTCTGGGTCTTTAATCATTAAATTAACAATGTCAGAACGTCTATAGATTTTACGAGTGGTTGGTTCACCAGAACCTTTACCAGACCCAGTTGAAGCTGCCTTGATTTGTTGCTTACGGTCTTGTTTAGAGACTTCCCTTACACCTGACAACTGCTTCCATGTAGAAAGTAGTTCATCTGCTGCTGAGAAATCATAAGCATCTGCACGTTTCAAAAGCTCCATACGAACTTGTGACGCTTTTACCCATTCTGCAAATTCACCGTCTTGAACAATGTCAACGTAGTCTGGGTGTTTTTCGTTTAGCTTACTAAGGATTGTTTGTTGTTGCTGACTAGCTAACAACTCCCTCATCTGCTTAACTTCGTCACTGCTCGATATTGCTTTAGTGATAGCCTCTTTTGGATTCTCGAAAAAATCTAAGTCGTTTACTGACTCGTCTTGTTGTGGGCTAACTTCTTGCTTAGTTTCTTCAACCTTTGTCTTGATAAAGTCATCTACAATTTTACGAAGTTCACCTACCTCAGAACTTTGACGACCAACTAGCTTTTCAGCTTCTTGGTGCATCTGAACAATTTCCTCTATGGACTTACCTTGGTACTTCTCAGGTATAGTAGATTCTTGTTGCTCTTCTTGTTGTTTAGCCGTTGCCTGAGTTTTCTCAGCAGCTTTCTTTTCTGATGTAAATTGCTCATCAATGTTGACAAGCTCTTCGTCTCCTTGTAGATTTAACTCTTGTTGGCTATCAAGAGGTTCTATTACTCTAGCCATGAAATGATTCTCCGTACTTTTAAGTATTGTGGATTATTTAAGTTTGGCGGCTTTCTCATGATCTCTAGCCCACTTATCATCGGCATCAGGCCAGCCTGAACCTTTGAAAATCGTAGAGACAGGAGAAATTATCCGTCTTGATGTATGACCGCACACTGGGCATATAACTTCTCTTTGGTCGGGGTTAGTTAATTGCTCAGTAGTGTGATCGTTAGTACAGGTAAAGTCATAAAGCCTAAGACTCATCTGACTCAGCCTCCTGTAAAATTTGGTCATAGGAATTGCTAATTGCGTCTTGCCATCCCAATAACCTATTAAAGACTTGCAGTTGTCCTTGAGCTATGTGTAGTTCTTTAGCGTCTTGGAGTGCAAGGATTTGAATTGTTTGTGCTGCTGCCTGAACGTCTGCTTGGAATTGCTCCCAACCAGTGTGGTTGAAAAGGTCGAAGTAGGTTTGATAGTAATTATCTACTTCTTGCTCTATTTTTTTCATGTATATACCCTTATTATACCATAATCAGCTTGTACTGTACAGAACTGATTTTTAGTTAGATTTGGACATTTGTAGCCTTTCCATGTCCTCCTTGGTGTCTAACTCCTTCTCTTTTAGTTCAAGTTTTGCGTATTCCACCAACTTCTCAAAGTCGTCCATAGGCATATTCTTTGCCATAGCCGCTATTCGTTTGGTTTCTTCTTCTATTGGTAGCAACTGTGTCTCTACCTGATTCTGTTGTATTCGTGTAGCTATCTCTGCTGTCTGAGCCTGTAGGTTCTCCAGTTGAGCCTGAGCTGTCT